GAGGAGATAAAATAATACAGTAGTTGACACTGTTTGATAAATTGAATAATATAGGGAAACTAAGGATCCAAATATGGCAAATAGCACATCAGCAAATTTAAAATTAACTGTACAACAAACTGGAGAAAATTCAGGAACTTGGGGTCAGATAACTAATACTAATTTACTTATATTAGAACAAGCAATTGGTGGTTATGATGCATTAAGTGTTGCTTCTTCTCCAACAGCTTTAACTTTTTCAAATGGTGCTTTATCAAATGGTAAAAACCAAGTATTAAAATTAACAGGAACTATAGCAGGTAATGTTGATGTAACTATTCCTGATTCAATTGAAAAAACTTACATTGTAGAAAACGCAACAAGTGGAGCACATACTGTAACTTTTAAAACAAGTTCAGGAACAGGTATTACTTGGTCTGCAACAGATAAAGGAAAGAAAATTTTATACTCTGATGGAACAAATGTCTTGGAAGGAATTAGTTCTATGGGAGATTTAGTTGCAGGAGATGTTACTGCGAATGATTTGACTATTAGCAACATTACAATAAGTGCATCTACTACTGCTAATACAATTTCTGCTAGCGGTAATATTACAACAAGTGCAGGTGATATGTCTGATCAAATAGGAGAAATAAGATCTGTTCCTGCAAATACCCAAGGATCAACATATACTTTAGTAGCTAATGACCATGGAAAAGTTATTATTGCTTCAAATACAATAACAGTTCCTTCTGGAATTTTTTCAACAGGACAAACTATTTCAATTTATAACAATACTGCCGGTGATATTTCAATAGATCGTTCAGGCGTCACTATGTATTGGGTGACCGATGGAACAAACGCAAATAGAACATTAGCGACTAGAGGAGTTGTAACCGTTCTTTGTGTAGGAACCAATACATTTGTAATTACCGGTGGACTTTTATCATAGGAAAAAACTATGACCCATTATAGTTTATTAGTAGGTTCCAGTGGAGGTGGTCTTGCAGCAACATCGTTTGTTGAACTAACTTCTGGATCTTCTACATTTAGTGTTCCAGATGGATATAATGCAATACATATTCAATACGCTGTAGGTGGCGGAGGTGGTGCTGTTAGAGGAGCTGACTACGATAAAGCAGGAGGTGAATCAGCTGGAGCTGGCGGTGGATCAGGTGCATATATATCTGATAAGATACTTACGGTAACTGAAGGTGAAACAATAACTTATGCAATAGCATCTGCAGGGACTGCAGGAAATAGTGGAAGTCTTTATAACGTTAGCGCAGGTAATGGAGGAAATACTACTTTATCTGGATCAAGTACAGGATCTTTATTTTCATTAGTTGGTGGAGGTGGATCTTCAGCTTCAGGAGGAGGTGTACAAGGACCTTTAAGAACTAATACAGCAGGTACTGCAGGTGCAGCTACTATTTCAGGGACAGCTATTACTTCAGGGATTTTTTCAGATTCAGACAACAGTGTTAAAAATGTAAACACTAACACTTCAGGTCCTGTTGGAACTTTTAACCAATCAGGTAACGGTGCTGTAGGAGTTTTATCTGGATCAGGAAACTGTGGTGGAGATAACTGTAGTATTGCTGGATTTGATGGTGGTGATTCTTATGCTGGTAATATTGATGGTGGTGTTGGATCTCCAATAGGTGGTTCAAGTACTGCGGGAACTAGAGGTTCTGGAGGTGGAGGCGGAGCACATCCAACTACCAATGGATCTGTAGGTGGAGCAGGGGAAATTAAATATAGGTTTTTACAAGTTATTTAACAAAATATTTATGGCAAACATAACAAAATGGTTTGGTTATCCAATATATATAACTAAGTTAGAAAATTTTGAAGAGATAAATAAAAAAATAGTACCTATAATTATTAATGATATTACTCCAACCAATTCTCAGTATTCTACAACTACAGATGTAAAACCAAAAAAATTACAATCAATAGATGATAATTTACATTTAGATAAAAGATTTAAAAAATTATACACTAAAATATCTAAAGTAATAGAAAGTTGTTTAATAGCACAAAATTATAATTTAGATTTATTTGAAATATATATAACTAAATCTTGGGCAACTTTATCAATTAAAGAACAACACATTGCTTACCATAGACATATGAGTAGCCATTTTAGTTTTGTCTATTACCCACAAGCGCATGAACAAGGAAACTTATTTTTTCTTGATGATGATGCAAATAAGGTAGGTTTAAATATTCCTAAAAGAGACCCTTATTTTACAAAATGGGACAATATTAATTATGGTAGATCTGAGTATCCGGCAGAAACAGGTAATATTATTATATTTCCATCTATGATGTTTCATGAAAGTGGTAAAAATACAAAAGAAAAACCCCGTATATCCATATCAGGAGACATTATGCTTACTATGAAAGAGGGTGTTAAATCCGAACACAACTTACCTTCACCAAATAGTTGGTTTAAAATATAGAATTTACTATATATTTAGAATACTATATAGTATCTATTAAAATACTTTTAATTATGCTACAAAAACTTAACTTTAAACCCGGTTTTAACAAACAAGCCACTGAATCAGGGGCTGAATCTCAATGGGTTGATGGTGATTTTGTTAGATTTAGATATGGACTACCTGAAAAAATAGGGGGTTGGTCTCAACTTACAAATTCTAATAATACTTTACCTGGAGTAGCACGTGCTCAACATGCTTTTACTAGTATTGCTGGTGAAAGATATACAGCAATTGGAACATCTCAAGGTTTGTTTCTATATTATGAAGGAGAGTTTTTTGATATTACTCCAATAGATAATGATGTAGTTACTGGAGCAACTTTTACGTCAATATCAGGTTCACCTACTATTACTGTTAATAAGACATCTCACGGTTTACTAGATGGAAGATATATAACTTTTTCATCCGTCACAGTCCCAACAGGTTCGGGATATGCAACAACAGATTTTACAGGTAATACTTTTGAAATTTTAAACAGAACAGCTAATACATTTGAAATCACAATGCCTTCTAATTCAGCGGCATCATCTACTACAACAGGTTCAGCACAAATTGATCCATATGTAATTGTTGGTCCTACATTTCAAACAGCAGGTTTTGGTTGGGGTACAGATACATGGGGTTCTGATACATGGGGAACTGGAAGTGCAACAAGTAATGTAATCTTGGATCCAGGTTTATGGTCTTTAGATAATTTTGGTCAAATACTTACTGCAACTATTCACAATGGTGAAACTTTTACTTGGAATGCGGGTGCTGCTAGTCCAAGACAAACTAGAGCAGTAATTATGGCTAATGCACCTACTAAAACAAGAATTACTCAAGTATCTGATAGGGATAGACATCTATTTCATTTTGGAACAGAAACTACTATTGGTAGTACTACAACATTTGATCCAATGTTTATTAGGTTTAGTGATCAAGAAAATTTTAATGAATATCAACCTACTGCAACAAATACTGCAGGGACATTTAGATTAGATAAAGGCAATGAGATTGTTGGAGCAGTGTCTGGTAAAGATTATACTTTAGTTTTAACAGATAGTTCTGCCTATGTTATTCAATACGTTGGACCCCCTTTTACTTTTTCAGTTAGACAAGTAGGTACTAATTGCGGTTTAATTGGTCAAAACGCTTTATCTTATTCTAACGGTATTGTTTTTTGGATGTCAGGTGAAGGCGGATTTTTTATGTTTGATGGTACAGTTAAAACTATACCTTGTTTAGTAGAAGATTTTGTATTTACAGATAAGGGTAATGACTTAGGAATAAACTATAATTCTAGTCAGTTAATATATTGTGAACACAATACTTTATACAACGAAATTAACTGGTTTTATCCCGCATCAGGTTCAGAACAAGTAAATAGATGTGTGGTGTACAACTACGCAGAAAGCGTTTGGACCACTTCTTCTTTAGCTAGAAGTTCTTATATAGATCAAGGAGTTTATGATTTACCTTACGCAACTGATTATAATAAAACAGGTTTACCTGATTTTCCAATACAAGGAATAACAGCTAGGTACGGTGCATCTACTTACTATGCTCAAGAAACAGGGACTGATCAAATCAATAGTAGTGGTACAACTTCAATTAATGCTTTTATTTTATCTGGAGATTTTGAAATAACTAATAATAATAATATAGCAGATCTTGCAGGCGACGGAGAATATATGATGTCCGTTAAAAGATTCATACCTGATTATAGATTCCTGTCAGGAAACTCAAAAGTAACTTTATTTTTAAATAATTATCCTAGTGAAACGGCGGTGAGTTCTTCTTTGGGACCCTTCACAATTAGCACTACCACTGATAAAATAGACACACGTGCACGAGCAAGATTTGTAGCGATTCAAATAGCCAACGACGCTGTCGGTGAAACATGGCGTTATGGTACATTAAGATTAGATGCAAAACCCGATGGTAGAAGATAATGGCTAAAGTAACTGCATATATACCTGAACCAAAACAAGAATATGAAGTAGAGAATCAAAGACAAATTTTAGAATCTTTGGCGACTGTAAAAGATCAACTTAATTTTTCATTTCAAAATGATTTGAAAGAAGAACAAGATACATACAACTATTTTTTATCCTAATGACTATACAATATAAAAACGAAACTTTTGATTTAACCACTACTAATGTGACCACAGT